CCGAGCGCGCTTGTCTGGGCGCTCTAACGCGATCTGTAGGCTGTATGGCCCCATTCCCTGGCGATGGCCTTCCTTGACCTTTGTGGAGGCAAGGCGGATCCAATCGACATACTGTGCTGTCTTGTGCCGGCCGCGCTTATTGCCGCCGTTGGCATAGGCAGAGTTCACAGATGGCGGAAACGGGAGTTCAAGCTTGATCATGCCGCCTCCTCACGCTTGCGCGCTGCTTCCATAGACTTCGCGTAGTCGTCCCGGATATCGGTCCACATCTCCAGCTTCTGCCTTTGCGTGGCGTTCGGCTCTCCTGCCATGCGAGACCGGAGGCCGGTAAGCTCGTCGTTAAGGAAGGCGATCTTTTCAGGGACGCGGGCCGGCATTATTGAGCCGCCTCTCTAAGCAGCCGAGCCAGATATCCCTTGCGCTCTGAACGCTCGATCCTGGCATTGAGGCGGAACATCTGCTCATCGAACATGCGCATCTTGTGGACGCCCGACACAGAATGGAGGCCAGCGACGTTCTGATTTATCGAGTTGTAAACGAAATTCAGACGCCGACGCTTCTCTTGCTCTTTCTCCTCGTCGGTCAGTTCACCGGAAAGGAACCGCTTGAGGCTGGCTATCTCCTTCAGGCGCCAGTCACCACCGTCAACCGCCTGCGATATGGTATTGCCATAAAAGCCACCCATTGGCGGCATAGGGCCAATGGCGCCAAGACCTTTCGGCAGTTCAGCCACAGCAGCCTTTGCTGTCGCCGGTCCAACCGCTACCGCGCCACCTAGGAATCCGAGAAAGCCGCGCCTCTTCATTCTTCGTCCCTAAGCTCCGGTGCGATTTTGAATGCCAACCATCTGGAGCAACGCAGCAACAATCTCGCCAAGGAGATGCGGATCCTGGCTCCCGAGGAGAGCTTCGGCTCTTGCGATTGCGTCATCATTCTTCCGCACCTCCTGACGTGCTTCGTAGACAAGCCCGCTGACTTCCTCGATGCGGAACAGCTCTTCGGGTTTGATTGATATACGGGGGTCAGCATACCAAGCATCCTTGGTTCTGCTGTACGACCACCTGAGTTTGGTGGCTGCGATCTGAATGCGCCGCTGCATGTTCCCGAGGCTCGGAGGAGCTATCTCGTTCTTCAACGCGCCTTGGCAAAAAACAGCTACTGACATTTTGGACTTCTCCGAATCCTTTTCGGACATTTCCGAAACTCCCTGTGGTTCACTGAAACCGTCAGAAAGGACGGAAGCTATGAACCTCAGGAGCATTCACACTGACGACCAGGAATCCAAAGGCGCAGACGCCAATCATGACGCCGAGGATTCCTCATTCATTTCACTGGGTCAGGTCACTCACGCGGTCGTAATGAGACTTTCTAGCGACTTGCCCCGGATTAGGGTGCTAGCCCATCTCAACTCTTCGGAGGGAGACAGAGGAGACGGGCTAGCCTAACTGCCGGTTCGGAGGGAGGGGCGCCGGCAGGTAGATGAATTATTGGATGCGCAGCGTACCGGCCTCTACGACCGTTCCTGTGCCGAAAAGATCATCGTATTCCTGCTGCTGAGCGTCGTGGTCCTGCGCCTTGTAGCCTCGGCTTTCGAGCCAATGGCATAGGAACGCATAGACGCCAGCGCCAAAGAACATGCCGCAGACAACGCAGATGAATGACCATGCAAGGAACTGATAGATATTCAGGGCGAGTTGTTCGCTCATTTCATGATCCTCTCAAAGGTCGAAGGTTCTTCCGGTTGACGGCGGTTGCGTTCGGCGAGAATTGCCAAGGCTATTTCCTTGATCGAAGCAGCGCGGAGACCGGCAGAACCGCCACAAGACTCGGCGCAATTGCAGAGAAGGTTATCCAGAGCCTCTTCGGCCGCTTCCATGATGTCGTCGGGTATGGCCTCGCTCATCGATCCGCCTCCTCTGCCGCAGTAATGGCTTTGGAGAAGATAGGATCGGCCGGGATGAAATACGGATGCCAAGCCACAGGTTGCTCATGAGTACCGAGGCCGTCCCACCTGCCCTTAGGCGTGAACTTGTTCGGCGGCAGCCAGCGCGACAGAAGTTTCTTGCCGCACTTCGTCCAGAGCCAAACGTTCTCATGAACATGCTCCGTGACGACCTTCACCTTTTCGCCAGACTTCTGCTCAGAGTGTCGCCAATGACCGCAGGGAGCGGAATCTATGTCCTTGCTCCAGCAATCGACGCCGGCCTCTTCGTTAACGAGGGTTACTGTGTCGGTCATGCTGCGGCCCTCCACTGGCGATAAGTGAGGCAATGAAGAACAGGATCAGCAACGAACTCATCGAGGCGTCGGAACTCTTCGGCGCTCGGTCGTATTGGGTTATGCGGTTGCCCCCAATCAACAAAGCCGTCCCACTTATCGATGATTGCCTTGATGTCTTCGGGCGTGAACCTTCTGGTTTTTGTCACCCTCTGAGCCCTATCTACAGCGCACCGAACCTTGGCCTTATAGCTCCGGAACCCTTTGCGTATCTCAGTTTCAGGCTTGGACCCCTTCCCGAGTCCTCCGTGATTGATAATCCCTCTCTCATCAGAGAGATCGATCGCCTCGGATATCTTCATCCCTTCCTTGAGCAGAGATATTGCCTTGAGAAGCCGTTCGCCGGGATGAAACCACTCGTGGTGAGAATGAAGATCGGCGAAGCACTTATGGAGCTTGCGCTCGACATCGTGCCCCCCTTCTTCCTGGTAAATGACCTCAAGCGGATAGGGCGACCAAAGAGCGATTGCCTTCAGCCTGTTATCGACGAACATGGAGCATCCGATCTTGATCGGTCCCACGCTTCCGACTGGCTTGATGAAGTAGATGTGCTTGGCGCTCATGCTGCGCTCTCCCTCGCCGACCGGAACGCATCAGGAAGCAGTTGTGCGCGAGGAATGCCTGTGAAGTCCTCGACCTCGGCGAGATGCTCGACCGGCACAGAGCGCCATTGCGAGACTGTCGAAGGCTGCAAGCCGAGATGGTCGGCAAGCCTCTTTTGCATTCCGCGATTTGCTTTGAAGAATTCGATTAGCTTTTCCATACCCCCATATTCAGTCAAAACGAAATTCAGTCAAGCGAAAAGTTTTCAGTCAGCCGCTATGGATTGATTTTTTTATCAGGGCGAAAATTCAAGACATGGGAACGCGAGTCCGCACGAACTTCAAACCAGACGCTGGCCCCCGCCATTTCATCAAGCAATGGCGGAAGCACCGCGCGTTGACGCAGGAACAGTTGGCGAGCCGTGTGGACGTAGCCACCTCGACGATTTCCCAACTCGAAACAGGGAAGCAGGGCTATAGTCAGCCTATGCTTGAGGCGCTGGCAGATGCTCTTGGCTGCCAGCCGGCCGATCTCTTGATGCGCGATCCTCTTCGCGAGGGAGCAGTTTGGTCCATAGAACAGCAATTGAGGATGGCCACTCCCGAGCGTCGGGTGCAGATTATCGCCGTTGTGGAGACCATGCTGAAGACGGGCTAAACCCTCATCGCTAGGATGACTAGCGGAACCTTTGGGTCTTCTGGGTCGTATGTGATTTCAAAAGATTTGATGCCAGGTATTTGGGCTCTTACGAGAGGTTCAAGCTGGCTTATAAGCTCGTCCAGGCGAGCACCGCGAACAGCCTTCGGGCCAATTGCAGCCCCAGCCGTCACCGATAAAAATTCTCTTCTGAGCATTTTGGGAGCACCCCCTTCGTGTTTTGTCCCCTTCGGGAACACGATAAGGGCGAATAGGGGGCTGGCAATACCCAAGATCGTGCATCAGCTGTTTCGAAAGTCGTCACATTCGGGTTTATGGTTGATGGTTTTCAGATCAGGCGACCCGTTTTGAAACGAGTTCGTATTAGTGCTCTTTTCTGAAACTCCTGCCCTTCTATTAACTACCCTCAGAGCAAGAACCTTAAAACAAACGTAACCATTTAGAAATTCAGCTTTATAAATTGGACACGCATATTTGCGACCCTTTTAATACGCATATTTGCGACCCTAGCCCCATTCGAAGGGTAGTCGGATGTAGTAGACGTTCGGCTTTCTGTGGCTCCTGACGACTATCAAAATCCCCTCTTTCTCCAGCTCGGCAATAGCCCTGATAACCGTGTCTTGGGAAATGCTGAGGCGGTTTGCTATCTGCGAAATCGTATACCAGCAGCACTGGTTCTGGCCGTTCATCTTCTTCGCTAGCCAATAGCCGACGCGAAACGCTCGATCAGAGATCGAGGCCAGGTCGCATGTGTAGTCGAGCCATTTTCGGCGCTTTTCGTAGAACGCCGCAGCGGCGTCACCATTGTCGTTCCTGATATCCATGCCGCGTTATCGCACGAATAATTTTCAGTCACAACGAATTTTTTGATTGACTGAATTTCAGTCGAAGGCTAATCTTCAACCATCAGCAGCGGCCACGAAGACTCCACCAGGACGATCTGCCCGCTGAGACAGTCAACCGAACGGAGAACGATGATGGAAAAGTCGAAGGTCACATACAACCTCACTCACATGGAGGCCTTCCGTAAGGCTCGCCATTTGGCTGAGGTCGCCCGTCCGGCGGTCACGGATCACGAGTTCTGGAACAACGACTACACCGACGACATGATCGCGATCATCCGCGACCCGTCGTTCATGTCGAAGTCCTCGTTCTTCGCAGCAGCCCTGACCGACGAAGACCGCGACTTCTGCGAACAGTACCTCCTCCGCGCTCGTGAGATCGACAACGAAGACCGAGCGGCTCGCGACCGCCTCCGCGCTGCCTGAAGTGTTTCGGCATCCGCCCTTCACTGCGGCGGATATCCAACCACTCCACACCCCCACGGGGGAGATAAACGAGGAATACCGATGGCAGAGACAAAGAGCCTCAGATGGTTCCGAGAGGAGAACTTCAACTGCCGTCAGTGCGGCAAGCGCGGCCATGGAACGCTGATGGGTGTCACCAACGAAAGCTACGGCATCCACTGCAAGAAATGCGCAGACAAGCGTCTGAAGGCCAGCGCAAAGGCTCGCGAAGAAGCAAGGGAGACCGCGTGATGTCAGATCATGAATTGCCTTTCCGTCGCAAGGATATCGAGCGCGGCCTGATCCTGTTCCGCACGAGCAACAACGCCCACGGATACACGAACGTCAGCATCTTGTCCGAGAAGGTCGACAACCTCCCACAGGTGGCGAAGACCGAGCTTGCCAACATCATGCGGAACATCGCTGCCGAGTTGGACCCGATCGCCTGACCTCCCCACAACCCAAGGACCACTAACATGAGCATGATGGACGTAAAGGCCACAATGCATCGCCGGATTGAAGAGCTGTTCGGCGCCATCGCTGGCAATTCCTCGGACGAAGAGTGCGAGGCCGCAGTTTGTCTCCACCTCAAGAGCTACTTTTCGGACCTTGCATCCCTGAGCTTCTATCTCGGCTGTGATCCGAAGGTTTTCCAAGATGAAGCGGTTCCGGCGTCCGAGCTGGCCGGAGAAGCATATTTCGAAATCAACCGTGAACGTGAGTTCGAAGCGCCGGCATGGAAGCCAGCTTACTCGACGCTCAATCAACGGACCCTTGGTCTTCGTGTTTCGGGAGCGGACCTGCGATGACCCCGGAAGCACGCATCACCCGCCTCGAAAACACTCTCCGCATGCAGCGTGCATGGATCAGGCATTGGGACGAAGACGCCAAGTGCGGCCTTCCCCCGACGCGGGACAGCCTCGCAGACGCAGCGGACGAGATCGACGCAGCACTCAAGGCAAAGGATCGAGCCGATGCTTAGGAGCGCGCAAACTGAGCTGTCCTTTGCGATGGCTGTCTTCTTCTACATCGGCTTTCTTGCCGCAGGAGCAATCTAATGGAAGCGCAAGTTATCACTCACGACAATCTGTTCGCAGCCCTTGCTGCGGCGCAGGGGGAGCTGAAGAACCCTGAGAAGACGAAGACGGCTGACACTGGCAAGTACAAGTACATGTACGCCGATATTGGCGATGTCCTCGAAGCGGTGATGCCGGTTCTTTCCAAGCACGGCCTAGCAATCACTCAGCCGACGACCATTCGAGACGGTTCAATCATCCTCATCACGCGCCTTGCTCATTCATCCGGCGAGAGCATGGAGAGCGAGTACCCCGTTTGCAGCCTCAATGGCAACCATCAGGCTATGGGCTCGGCAATGACCTATGCGCGCCGCTATGCGCTCACGTCCCTTATCGGGGTCGCCGCGGTTGATGATACGGACGGCGCGGACTCTGCCCCTGTGGGCGAAGGTGCCAAGGTCAAGCTGTCCGCCAGCCAAGCAAAGACGGAAATTAACTGGGCAGAGATCCAAAAGGATATTGATTCCTGCACGACATTCAAACGCCTGGATAACTGGGCCGAGAAGATAGAGCAGCGCAAAGGTATCTGGCCGGAGTCCTACTACACCGCCGCCAAGGAGCGCGTTGAGTTCAACCGTCTCGATCTAGCCGAGCAGCAAATGACTGCTGCGAAGGACGTGGACGATCTCACCAATATTTTCACCGACCTAGAAGCGATCCTTGAGAAGAAGGTTCCTTACGACGAGCTGGCGGCTAAGTATCGCCGGCACGAAGACCGACTTCTTTCGCTTCATCCGCTTAATGGAGGCTGATTTGAGCGACCTTAACCAATGCACGATCACCGGCCGTCTCGGCGCTGACCCTGAAGTTCGTAGAAAGCAGGACGGCGCGCCGATCGTAAACTTGCGGGTCGCCAGCGCCGAGACTTGGCGAGACCGCAACAGCGGAGAACGCAAGGAAAAGACCGAATGGTTTTCCGTTGTGATCTTCTCCGAAGGCCTCTGCAAGGTCGCAGAGCAATACCTGAAGAAGGGCAGCCATGTTCTGCTTCAGGGCAAGATTGCTACGAGGAAGTGGCAGGACACTTCGGGCAATGACCGATATTCGACCGAACTCGTTTTGCAGGGCTTCGACGCCAAGCTGATCATGCTGGATGGCCCGAGCGGTGAGAAGTCCGCAAAGCCAGAGCGTGAACAGACAGGTTACGACAGCCAGGATGAGCCGGCGCGCGGTGGATCGTATGCCCGCGACATGGACGACGATATTCCGTTTGCCCCTGAATGGAGGGGTTGACCATGAGCGAGCATCTTACTCTGAAGTGGGGCACGCTCAAAGGATGGGACCTTGAAAGCGATGCCAGCATGGCAGCTCTGCGTAAGTACGTAGAGGGCGGGGAAGTCAGCATGAGCTGTATGGCTCAACATGACACCGATGCGCAAAAACAGGCTCTTTGCGAACTGATAGACGCTGTTGATGGTGAAATCGTCAACGATTGGTCAGGCGAACCCATGACTAAGGAAGATGCCAAGAAGTACGTCATGGAGTGGGAATAGCCATGGCCTCGCGCTTCGTCCTCATCAATGACCGGGTTCGCAACAATGCTCTGAAGGCTGTCCAGTCGGCGCCTGAAGGCTTCTCTGTGTCCGTATCGGAGCCGAAGCGGACCAATGACCAGAACGCAAAGTTTCACGCCATCGTGGCCGATCTTGCCAGGTCGCCTGTCAAGTGGGCCGGGAAGACCAGAACGCCGGATGAGTGGAAATCCCTGCTTATCAGCGGTCATGGAGTGGCAACGAAAGCGGGGGGCGAAGTTATCCCCGGCCTTGAAGGCGAGTTTGTCGCCATTCGTGAAAGCAGCGCGCGAATGACAACGCGCCGCGCTGCCTCGCTCATTGAATACACCCTGGCCTTCTGCATGCAAAACGGCGTCGAGCTTCACCAGGCCGAGCGCCAAGGTTTTATCGACCCCATGAGAGGTGCAGCATGAACGATTCCCAGAAGATCAAGTTGCTCGAAACAATCTGCGAGCGCCACCCGAATACGCGGATCGGGAATGCCCTGTGGCAGGTGAAACGCGCCGAGCGGAAGGAAGAACTTCGCAAGCCTTCCGAGCCTCAGTTGCCGCATCCGCTGGCCGTTGTGAAGCATATCCGCCGTTGGACGGGGCGTGCGTGATGGGTGGTTTTCGTGTCGCGCCGCAGCAGTCATACACCTTCCCGAACAGGAAGCCGACCAAGAACAAGGACTATCTGTCCTTCATCCATGAGCTTCCTTGCGTCGTTTCCGGGAAGTCACCGGTCCAGGCTGCGCACCTGTCTTATGCCGCGCCTCGATACGGACATTACGGCCGGGGAAAAGGCAGCAAGGCGCCGGATCGTTGGGCTTTGCCGCTCCACGCAGATGAACACAGCCGCCAGCACTCGGGCAACGAAGAGCAGTTCTGGAAAGCGGCTGGCATCAATCCTCACGTCCTGGCCCTGACCATTCACGGCCTCTTTTCGGACATGGGCGACGACGCCGTTCATTTTGCAACCGCAGTGATCAATCAGGCGCGCATCGATGCACGCAAGGGCCGTTGACCCCCTTCATTCCCATAGGAGCAGTACAGTGAGCGAGACGAAACATACCGCAGAGCAGAAGGTGAAGTATCTCGTTCTTGGCGTCCATGCCAGGTTCAACGACGGCGAGGTTGCGCCGTTGGCCGATTTGACCGGTGAAGAGATCGACGACGCGTATCAAGGCCTTGTCGATGCAGACGAGCATTGGGACGCACAAAGCGAAGTCCGCGAAGGTGAATTCGAAACCGGTCTCAAGTGCGACTGGTCTCGGCACTACGAATCCAAAGCCGTCGCGGCAAAGCTCCCTGACGGTTCTTGGGTCGGCTGGACCTATTGGTACGGAGGCGGAAAGCACGGCGAGCCTGAAGCAATCGAGTGGATGGATAGCGCCTACGATCTGACCTGCACCGAAGAGGAAAAGGTCGTGACCGTTCGCACGTTCTCCAAGGCCGAAGGATCGCTGACATGACCGACATCACCGACGAAATGAAAGTCGCCGCCGTGGAGGCGTTGGCGTCGAGGCCTATCGGAACAGACGATCAAGTCGAAGCGCTTGCCCGCGAATGCGACTGGGACAATCGCAAGTACATGACGCCGAAGGACTATGCCATCTGGTGTGAACGGATGCGCAAGTTCGCTCGGCTCGCATCACAAACCCACGACAATCGAGCCTATACAGAACAACTCCGCCAAGCTCTTGAGCCGTTGGCACGCTTGGAAATACCAGCAAAACCGCATGGAAACGCGGGGGCTTATTCCATCCGCCACTCTGACATTCAAGCGGCAAGAGCGGCGCTCGCCTCCCCCTCCATTGTCGCACCGGTGGGCGTGGGGGAATTGGAATGGGTAGATTATCACGATAGAGATCGAAGCGCGCCGCGATGGAAAGCAAAACACGCTTTCGGCGAATATATCATCATCCTCGATACGCGCGATATGGAGTATTGGCGAACGGATCTCGGCATCAGCAAGACGTGGTCTTCTCTTGAAGCCGCCAAAGCATCAGCGCAGAACGACTACGGTTATCGCATCATGTCTGCCCTCATCCCAGCAGATGAGCTTGCAGAGTCGCAGGCAGCTTCCCACGCCCTATCGACCACCAAGACAGAGGCGGATGGAGAGTGGGCCACGATGCGGGATC